TCAGGAACTGCGGAATACTCGTAACAACAATCGACAGAGACACGCCTCAAGGAACGACATATCTATGACAACCAATAATCTTTCAGATGTTCAGTTACATCTCGTTGACTCAGCACAGAAGGCCAACGATTTCATTCATTGGCTAGGTCAACGTCGTCCGTATGACGCGATCTCAATTGACACTGAAACAGGAGAACTTCCAGGTAATCCGCGTGAACATGCGTTCTCTCCGTGGCACGGTCAACTTCGTCTTGTGCAGGTTGGCGACGGTGAACAGGGTTGGTCAATTCCGTGGAACGAGTGGGGCGGCGTATTCTATGAAGCGATGGATAAGTTTGACGGCCCGATCATCTGCCACAACATCGCGTTTGAGGCTCGTTGGTTCGCTGTCAAGTCACGTTGGGAGATGCCTTGGCACCGCGCGCATGACACAATGATTATGGCGCACGTCATCGATCCACTAGGATCAGGCGCGCTAAAACGTCTTGCAGCATTGCATGTTGACAGTCGTGCGGTTGCGTTACAGGAAACACTCGACGTTGAGCTTGCAAAGAACGGTTGGACATGGGGAACTGTGCCAACAAACTTTCAACCATATTGGTCATACGGTGCGCTTGACTGTGTGCTAACAACCCGTCTCTGGGAGTTGTTCTACAAGCAGTGCGGTCCTGATGGTCCGTACCAAAAAGCGTATGAACTCGAGATGGCGACGCGCAAAATTGTGACGCGCATGGAGTTGAATGGAGCACGTGTAAACCTCGACTACTCTAAGCAAAAGTTTGACGAACTCACTGCGTATACCGAGAAGGTTAAGGCGTGGGCAAAGCAAACCTATAGCGGAACGTCAATCACAAGTAACGTTCAACTTGTACGTTTATTTGAAAGTCTCGGCGCAGAGATCACGGAGTATACGCCGACAGGACAGAAGTCCTGCACAAAGGATCAGCTAAAGATTCTTCTCCGTGACGGAAATGACGAGGTAAAGAACCTCGCTGACACAGTACTTAAACAACGAAAGGCCGACAAACTTGCCAACACATACTTCTCGAACTTCCTTACTGAGTCTATTGACGGCGTGGTTCATCCGTCTGTCCGTACTCTCGGTGCTCGTACTAGTCGCATGTCGATTACAAGCCCAGCACTTCAAACGTTGCCAAAAGGCGATGACGTCGTTCGTCGCGCGTTTATTCCAAAAGACGAGGACCATGTAATCATCACCTCGGACCTCGATCAGGTTGAGTTCCGCATGTTTGCAAGTCTCTCACAAGATCAAAACCTTGTAAACCTGTTTCATCTTGCTGACGCTACAGGATCAGATCCGTTTACGGAGATTGGTCGCGAGGTGTACGAAGATCCAACGATGAAGAAGTCTGATAAACGTCGTAACCTCATCAAGAGCATGGTCTACGGTCGCCTATACGGCGCAGGTGTTGCAAAGCAGGCGATCACCGCCGGCGTGCTTGAGGGACAGATGAAGTCAGTGTCTGACGCGTTTGACTCGCGATTCCCAGGAATGAGTCACTTCCAACGTCAGATTGAAGACGTTGGCATGCGTAGATTTAAGTCCGAGGGACAGGGATATGTATACACCTGGACCGGACGACGTCTTCCATGTGACGATGGCCGTGTGTATACACTTGTCAACTATCTGATTCAAGGCGGCGCGGCCGAGGTATTCAAGAGCAACCTTGTAAAACTCGATCAAGCAGATCTCACGGAACTTCTTATCGTTCCGGTGCACGACGAAATTGTGCTCAATGCTCCGCGTAAGGACGCCGAAGAGATCAAGAAACTTGTTCGCGAGTGCATGACAACGCGTGAAGGTTGGGCAGTTCCATTAACAGCAGACGTTGACGGTCCGCTTGAGTGTTGGGGAGATAAGTACCTATGAGATTGATCCTTGCAGTAGATCCTGGTAAAGCCAGCGGTATCTGTCTATTTTCATTTTCAGATGGCGAGCCAGAGCTTCTTTGGTCGGGTGAATACCAAGCAGACGAGTTTGCAACCGCGGTTCGTCGTGGACTTGACATGGCACTTGATGCTCGGGTAGATCTCGAGATCGCCTGTGAGCGATTTACTATCACGGCGCAGACCGCAAAGAACTCGCAGGCACCGTACTCACTCGAGCAGATCGGCGTTCTCAAGCATCTTGCGCGTGAATCCACCTGCGCAAGTCCAGAGTCGATTGTGCTTCAAAGTCCTGTAGACGCCAAGAGAATGTTCCCAAACGAGGCGCTCAAGAAGCTTGACTACTGGCATAAAGGCGGGGAAGGTCACGCCCTTGATGCAATCCGCCACGGGCTGCTTTATCTTGCTAAAAAGGGCTGGACACCCCGAAGACTGCTCCAATAAAAATACTAAGAAAGAATTATCCAAAACTAATGCAATTTTGACTTAGTATATGGTATAGTGACACCTACGCAACGACAAAAGGAATTTGATACGTGCCAGTAAATGTAGATCTTAACAGTACGGGAGAACACATCCGTATTGAAACAGAGTGGCGTTTTAAGGAATTATGCAAGAGTATCCCAGGTGCGACATGGTCAGCATCGGATCAAGCGTGGCGCGTGCCACTGGGCTGGTCATCGTGCCTCGCACTTCGATCGGTATTTAGGTCAGATCTTGTAATTGGACCAAAACTGTCGGCGTGGGCCGCAAATGAACTCGCAACGAGAATCTCGCCGGCGAACGCCCTACGTGATCTTGACACCTTTGAAGGCGATGAAGATCTGTTTCCTCATCAGCGCGCCGGCGTTGCGTTCTTGTCAACTGCACGTCGCGCGTTGCTCGCCGATGAACCAGGTCTTGGTAAGACAGCACAGACAATTCGTGCAATTAAGAAACTGTCAGAGACTGAAGAAGTATTTCCTGCCTTGGTTGTTTGCCCTAACACGCTCAAGAAAAACTGGGAACGTGAGTTTAAGATGTGGTGGCCTGGCGTTCGCGTCCAGGTCATCAAAGGTTCAGCAGGTCAACGCCGCAAGCAATTCGATACAGAGGCTGATGTATACGTAATCAACTGGGAGTCATTGCGCTCACACTCGCGACTGGCGCCTTATGGCTCTGTTGCACTAGCACGTTGCACTGATTGCGGTGGCCACGACGAAAAAGTAAGTGAAAATCGTTGTGAGATCCACAAGCGTGAACTCAACGGTATCGACTTCAAGGTTGTTGTTGCTGACGAGATTCACCGCTCTAAAGATCCAAAGTCAAAGCAGACGCGTGCACTATGGGCGGCAACAGGCGATGCAGACGTTCGCTTTGCGCTCACTGGAACACCGATCGCAAACAACGTTCTTGACCTCTGGCCAATCCTTCACTGGTTGTCACCAAGTGAGTGGCCAAGTAAGACACGCTGGATCGATCGCATGGTTGACACAATGCTCAACGCGTTTGGCGGAATGATTGTGATCGGCGTAAAGCCTCACATGAACGAAGAATTCTATGCCGCGATAAATCCTCGTATGCGCAGAATGCTTAAGGCACGCGTGCTTCCGTGGCTTCCGCCTGTACTCAAGGAACGCCGCGACATTGAGATGTCATCAAAACAGAAGAAAGCGTATGACCAGATGCGTGATCTTATGATCGCAGAACTTGAAGGTGGATCTGCGGTAACTGCGCCAAGTCCACTCACGCAGACAACACGCCTACTACAGTTTGCGAGTTCGTTTGCAGAGATGCAGGTTGATGAGATTACGGGCGAAAGCCAAGTGCGTCTTGTCGGTCCATCATGCAAGGTTGACGCGCTTATGGACGATATTGCGAGCGGTGACTTTGGAGATGATTCAGTCGCTGTCTGCGCGGTGTCGCGTCAGCTAATTGAGTTGCTCAGCAAAGAAATGACAAAGGCAAAGATCCCGCACGGTCTTATTACCGGCGCCCAAGACGAAGACGAACGTCAGAAGGCGGTAGATGATTTCCAGTCAGGCAAGATCAAGTGGGTCTTGTTTACCGCACAGGCAGGTGGCGTTGGAATCACGCTCACAGCCGCGCGCAGATTGGTAATGCTCCAACGTCCGTGGTCTCTTGTGGATCACAAGCAGGCGATGGATCGCGTTCACCGCATCGGCAGCGAAATCCATGACTCAATCGTGATCATGGACTATGTCACTGAGGGAACAATAGAGGAGCGCGTCATCGACGTACTCGACACAAAAGCAGACAACTTTGAACAGATCGTTCGCGATAAGGATCAATTGCTTGCCATGCTCAAGACAGAGAAAGCAGGTTCATAGTGGACATGTCAGTTCCGGTAGCGATTACACCGCGACCAATCAAGATCTCAAACTCGGAGATCCAAACATTCAAAGACTGTCGTCGTAAGTGGTGGTTGAACTACTATCGTCGACTTCAACCAAAATCACAGAACATGACAGGCGCGCTTGCGCTTGGTACACGTATCCACGGCGCGCTTGATGCGTACTACGGCCAAGGTGTTCCACTGCTTGAGGCACACGCGGAACTTGTCAAGAAAGACAAGCAACTGCTAATTGACACATACCGCGACACAATGGATCTCGACAGCGAAGCCGAGCTCGGTCGTATCATGCTCGAAGGTTATCTGCAGTGGGTAGATGAAAACGGCATTGATGCAGAGCTTGAAATGATCTCAACTGAAGAGATCATCTCAATGCCGATGTTCGACGGTGAGGTAGAACTGCAAGGCAAACTTGACATGCGTGTTCGCCGTAAGGGTGACGGTGTGCGTATGTTCCGCGACTTTAAGACAGTTGGTGGTTCGTTTGCAGAGTTTGCAAGTCTTGCACACATGAACGAACAGATCCTTACGTACATGCTTCTTGAAGACCACCAGAATACAGAACTTGGTAAGAATGCAGGGGAGCGAAGTGAAGGCGGCATCTTTACGATGCTCAAGAAGGTTAAGCGCACTGCAAACGCAAAACCTCCGTTCTATGAGCAGATGGAAGTCCGTCACAACCAATTTGCACTTCGCGTGTTTGCGTCACGCCTTAAAGGCACCATTGGCGATATGTTGAGAGTGAGAAACGCACTTGACGAAGGACAAGATCACTATGAAGTCGCCTATCCACGACCAAGCAGAGATTGCAAGTGGAAATGTCAGTTCTTTGCGATTTGCCCACTGTTCGACGACGGTAGCGCCGCCGAACATGCAATAAGCGAGATATACGCGGTCGCCGACCCGTATGGTTACTACAAAACAGATGAAGCGAAAGGAAATGAATAATGGGACAAGTACAACGCTCATTGACCATCATGGTCTACGGCGAGTCAAAAGTCGGTAAGTCGTCATTTGCGGTCACAGCACCGTACCCGCGACTCATGCTCGACGTTGAGGGTGGGCATCGATTCCTACCTATCAACGTTCGGTATTGGGACCCACTACGCGAGGAGCCACCAGTTGCCGACGGCACATGGGACACCTGCGTTGTAAACGTCACTGAGTACGACACAGTGCTCAAGGCGTATCAGTGGTTGCAGTTAGGTCGTCATCAATTTAAGTCGTTGATCATCGACTCCGTATCTGAACTTCAGGTTAAGTGCATGGATAATATTGCCGGCACAAACCAGATGCAGATGCAGCAGTGGGGTGAACTTCTTCGTCACATGGGAGCGTTGTTGCGTGACCTTCGTGACTTAACAATGCACCCAACAGCACCGCTTGAAGCAGTGGTTCTTACCGCGATGGCCCGACAGGATAAAGACGGTCGCTACCGTCCATATCTACAGGGACAGCTTGCAATTCAAGCACCATATTTCTACGACATCCTTGGCGCAATCACTGTTGAAGATATCTTCAGTGGTGATCCAACACAGGCACCGTACAAGGCACGGCGCATGTACGTAGAACGTACAAATCAGTACGAAGCAGGCGAGCGTGTACAAGGACGCCTCGGAAAAATTGTTGAGCAACAGCATCTCGGAGTAGAGGCAATGCTTGACATCGTGTTTGGACCTCGTCCAGCACAAGCAATCTCATCAACAAACACAGAGAAAGAATAGGTAACAATCATGAGTACACTCAATTGGGGCGATCTTATTAAAGACGCTGGAGAATCAACAGGCGGATACGATCCACTTCCGGACGGTGACTACGATCTCAAGGTTGTTGAAGCAACCGCAAAGGTCTCACAGTCTGGTAAGACCATGTTCTCGGTGAAGGCTCAAGTTCAGACCGGCGCGCACGCAAAGCGTTTGATCTGGGACAACCTTGTTGTTTCAACAGACAACCCAACAGCACTCGGAATCTTCTTCCGCAAGATGAACGCACTTGGTCTTGGCCGTGAGTTCTTCGCAACCAGCCCAAGCAACGCGCAGATCGAAGCAGCACTTAAGGAAAAGACCTTCCGTGCACAAGTAGGTTCACGCACGTGGCAGGGACAGAAGAAGAACGAGATCAAGGCGTACTACTCAGTAGCAAATACTGGAGCAGCACCAGCACCTGTTGCTGCAGCTCCTGCGCCTGCACCTGCACCTGCTCCTGCTCCAGCACCTGCTCCAGCACCAGCTGCAGCGCCTGCTCCAACAGCAGAACAGCCACCCGCTTCTCCGTTCTGATAACGAAGAAGTAATGCACGCAACGGCGTGGCTGTCGAAAGATAGTCACGCCGTTTGTGTTTTGTCTATGATACATTTCATTCATTCATAATCAAGGGAGAGAACTTTATGCGCGTAGCAATTCTTGAGCCAGAGCCAGGGGTCAAAGGACCGACAAGGTTTGCATTTAACCTTCGCCAAGGATTTGAACAATTAGGACATGACTGCCAGGTGGTGTCTTTCACAAAGAGCGGTAAGACACGCAAGTCGTGGGGAACATCGCAACCTGGCGGACGTTGGTGGGGCGACTCACCCGACGTTGTTGTGAAGACGCGCGATCTTGTCGCTGTACTTGACACATATGATCTTGTTGTATTGCCTGAGATCCGCGTACTTGCACATGACAAAACGGCGTTGAAAGAGGGCGAAAACGTTCTGCCTGATTATGTTGACGCGTTACGTAAGACCAAGACACGCTGGACAACCGCGCTTCATGGCACACCTTACATCCAAAAAGAAATTCCTTTTGTTGGCGCACTGCTTGAATCGCCGTCACGCGCGGCTGCGTTTGTCACAACACGCGACAACCCAGAAGGCGATGCAAACGATTACTTTGCATCATTGAAGTGGGTGCGTGCGCGTTTGCCGTACCTATCTCGCTACAACATTGAAGACGAGATCCCAACAGGCAACGTTGTCGGCGTCACTGGTCGATTTGTTTACAACAAAGGACAGCCACTCGCCGCTGTTGCTGGCGCGTTCTTACCTGAAGACGTACGAATGGAGATCTGGGGAGCCTGCTCAATCGGCCTTGGACCATCGCCTACGTACCTCGTGTATGAGCAACTCAAGGAACACTTTGGCGCGACAGGAAAACGTCATGCTGTGCTTAAGGCAGAGAACATGGGTAAACCTGGATTTGACGAAGACGGAAATGTCATCACGCCGTATCACTGGGATCTTAAAGTTCCAAACGGGCCAGAGATCAGCTACCTCGGTAACTATCACGATCCTGTTGTTGTAAACTCGCGCTTTAGGGTTCACCTAAACCTAACGGCTGGCAACTTCTCAAGTGGTCACTGCGAGTTTACGACGATGGAAGCTCTTGAGGCAGGCGCGATGTGTGTTACGCCTAAGCACCTATCAGACCCTGAGTTCAAGATGAACATCATTGATTACTATGATCGATCGCCGACACACGCGAAGCTTGTCTTTCCAGAAGGCATTGAGCTTGCAAAGCGCATCGCAGAGTCTGTCAAAGAATCACTTGCAATTCCAGACGCAGAGCGTCTTGAGATTGCAAGATACAACCGTGCCCTATTGCGTGAGATGAATTCTCCAGCAAAGACAGCACAGGCGATGATTGACAGTGCTTTTTCGTGAGTAAACAAGTACTTATCACCGGAACGACCGCGCAGCAGTATTCGTCATCGATCGCAAATCGATCACTGACGTTTGCTGGTGCATTGTCGCAGGTGTTAGAGAAGATGGGCTATACTGTCACATTCTCCGAGCCATCACTTAGTTGGTCAGCGCGCGATCTTAAGCAGTATCAGAAGGTTCTTGTTGGAATCGCACCTCCGTTAAGTGTAACAGCAAACTCCGCATACGGTGCACTTGCAGCGATCAAGACACTTGAGGGACGAGATAGCCTCATGACATTTATCGATGCACCTGAGCCGTGGAAGATATTTGCAAACTTTAGGGCGATTGAAAAGAACAGTCAGACGTTGTTCAAAGACTTCTACTCAAAGCGCAAGGGATATCTTCAGGTTGCTGGAAACGCAGACATACGCAAACACATCGTGAACGCTGTCATGCTTCTTAGCAATGATCCGTGGGCCGCGACGCTATATCCGCGTTTACCTTGGGGCGGCGATGCAAGTACGTTTTCTGGTGTACCGGAGAACGCTTATTCATCGATGATTGGGATCAACCTTGATTCATTTAATGTCACTGAAAACGCAAACTTCAACTCGTCGCGTGTAAAGCGTTGGATCGTTGATAACGACAAGACGCGGTGGACAAAGAATGCACTTGATGGACTATCAACTCCGGCAATGTCAATCCGCGAGACAAAAGCCAGAACAAGTAGTGATCTGTTCGATGCGCTCAATTCAAGTATGGGTGCGATCATCGGGCCTCACGGCGACAAGATGACGTGGTGGTCTCAGGTATATGTTCATGCACTGAATGCCGGCACTCCGATCGCAACTGATTGGCGTGAGAGTAAGAAGATCGGAAACGCTTGGGATCATCTTGCAAGTGGAATTGAAGAGATGTCAGAGATCGATCGATATGAATTATCAGTAACTCAAAAGCAGCAATACGTCAAAAGCATACCAACACGAGAAGAACTAACAGTTCAACTGGAAAGACTTATAGGAAAATAATGGGAACACTATTCAACGAGTGGCTTGGTAACACCAAGAAACTACAAACAGAAGCGTACAAGATTGACTATAGCAAGTTTGAAGGTCAATCGCCAGAGTCACTCAATAACATCATTGAGTATCTACGCTGGAACATGCTTGCAATCGATGATGAGCTTGCTGAGATCCGTAAGGAGATCTCGTGGAAGCCCTGGCAACACGATGACCCATATGTAAACCGTGAGGCCGTTGTCAAAGAGTGCGTCGATGTCTTGCACTTTGTGGCGAACATCATCTGCGCCGTAGGCGGAACAGACGAGCAACTTGACGCATACTACGTAAACAAGATGGAAGTAAATCGTCAACGTCAACTTAAAGGCTACGTAGTCAAGGCCGAAGGTATGAAGTGCCAGTCATGCGCGCGTGCACTTGATGACTTTGATACAGCAACATGTCCGGAGGCGCAGTGTTCCCACAAGTAACATGGACAGATGTAATGACAAATAGCATAGTCATAGGTGACATGGTTCGGGTAAAACTGCACTCGTACAGCGGAGTTGTTGGCGAAATCCACAACGGCAGATACTGTGAAGTACTTGACATACGTGACGGTGACGTCATTGTCTCCAGTATCGACGGTCTAACCCCGTCTCTCTCAGAGACTCACCACTCACCTAACGTTTTAGAAAAGATGGTCATAGCATGAGGGCATCAATTGAATTTGAGGTGTACGGTTCGACATTGTCGTCGATCAAAGAAGAGGCACTGCGTTCGTGGCGAGAGATCAGTGAAAACGATGAAGTTGAGCTGCCGTCAGACACAGAGTTTCACATTGAAGCGCACTCGGCACATGAGTACAAGGCCACTGTCTATGTTCGAACAAAGGTAGATGAAATTGAGTAAGACAACTAAAGGTCGTGAGAAGTGCCTAAACGAGGCGCAGACAATCATCAGTGGTGCTCGAGACGCGCAGTACGGCGGACCTGAAGAGAACTTTGATCGAATCGCAAAGCTTTGGTCAGTGATCTTTGGTATCGAGGTTACACGTGAAGATGTCGCGATGGCGATGGTTGCTGTAAAGGTTGCGCGATACGCGTCACGCTCCGGGTTTCAACCAGACACGTGGATTGATATTGCCGGATACGCAGCGTGCGGGTACGAGGTTGGCGAACCTAAGTAGTACCAGGTTCTGCAACCTCTCGGGATATATTTGTCTCACCTACTCATACGGAGAGAGATATGTCAAACCCCACTTTTGTTGATTGCAACGGTCTTGCTGGATTTCTAAGTCTAGGATTTGTAAATGCCGGAGTAGATATGACCGCCCGCGTTGGTACACTTAACTTTGGCAATCCTGTTGCCGAACTAAACCGCAAGCATCTTGGCGAGAACTGGTCTGCATTTTTCTCTGATGACGCAACAGAATGGCCAGACGCAAAGTGCGACATGGTGGTAGGTTGTCCACCGTGCTCTGGCTGGTCTGTTTGGTCAGGTATGGACAATCGTGGACCTGACGCAAAAGCGCACGAACACACGCGCGCCTTCATGAAATATGCCGCACGCGTAAAACCAAAAATTATTATCTTTGAATGTGTACAGCAGGCATACACGCAGGGACGCGACACAATGCTGAAGTATCGCACGATGGTTGAAGAACTTTCAGGTAAAGAATATGACCTGTACCATGTAAAGATGAATAACCTTCAGGTTGGCGGATTCTCATATCGTCCTCGATACTTCTGGGTTGCCGCAGAACGGGGAATGCCGTTTGGTGCGCAGGCGTTGATGCCGAAAGAAATTCCAACGATCATGGACGTAATCGGAGATCTAACAGATCTTGAGATCATGTGGGAACCACAGCGCTACAATAAAGAAGCTTCAAAGTGGGCGCAACCGTTGCGTAATGAAAGCGGCGTCGTAAACGGTCACATGAACAAGAACAACAAAGACACTGTGCGTATTCAAGAGATCTTTGACATCATCGGCAATGACGGCTGGAAAGCTCGAATTGATGCCGGTCAAGCACTTAAGATTGCTGTTGAGAAAAATGGTGATCGATTCCCACAGTCATGGCTCGCTCAAGAAGAAAAGGCACGAGCGCGTGACTACTACATGGGATTCTCAATGCCACACCGTTGGCCTTCTGATTCATGGGCGCACGTTCTTACCGGCGGTGCATTAGATCATGTGATCCACCCGACTCTTATGCGAAGAATTACTCACCGTGAGGCCGCACGAATTCAAGGACTGCCTGATAGCTGGGAGTTCTTAGATGCGCGTAACTACTCAATGCTTGGCGCGACGTGGGGTAAGGCGGTTGCTGTGCAGGCTGCTAACTGGATCGCCAATGCTGCAAAAGCGTCGCTTGACGGCCAACCTAATGGTCCTCAAGGAGAGCTTATCGGTGAACGAGAGTGGTTACTTGATACGGACAAAGGGTTTAGCCGTAGCTACGCGAAGAAGACCTGGCTTACGCCGGCTGAATAATCAGTCACGCGTTTTGCGTGTCTAGGTTGTATAATAGATCTTGACAAACGACACAGGACGGTTTATGCAATCATTTCTTACAAACACCCAATCATTCGAGCTCACGGCGCAGCATCTTGACAACAAGCGCCTGCACAAGCAAACTCTTGAGGCGTGGCAGTGCCTGCTCAACATGTGTAATCTTGATCCAGACGGTAACCACCGAGATCCTAAGGGCTGGTCAAATCACCCCGTAGTTCGCATGTGGCGAGGCTACGAGACATTGCTTGTTTCGTACATCTCAGCAACGTACTTTGAGTGGATCTCACGCGGGTACAAGTCAACACTTCTTGATAAGACCTACCGCACATATGACAAGGCGGTATCGCTAGGTCGCATTAGTTCTGATCTACTATTACCGCCGTGGATGCAAGACGCAAAGTACTACGAGGACCTATGTTCTACTCACCGCACCGCACTACTATGCAAAAACTACGACTGGTACAAACAGTTCGGTTGGGCTGAAGATACTGGTTCTGCCCCCGACACCTATACGTACCTCTGGCCACATCAGGACGGCTACGTAGAGTCTGTTCTATAAGCATCCAGACTGCATTAGAACATCGCAAATGTAAGACTGGTGTAACCACACAATTCCTGTTGTAGATGACCACGAGTCACTAGAATGCGGGATACAATAGTCGCGCATGAAGGATTCAAGAAAAGGCGAGTGTCTCTGGTCAGAGTGGACGGGAGAGGGGTATAGATCTACTAAATCTAACTCCGTTGTCTTTTTTACAGTAGATCATGTCGATCTTGAAAACGAAGTAGTTAAGCGAGCACTTGCGTCGGCTATTCAACGCGACGGAATTGTTCACTCACTCGGAGATGCGTTTAAGAAGGTTGAAATTGCCGAAGCGACATACGGATATGCAGGAACTGTTGACGGTTCATACGAAGAATACGTATGCGATGAAGATGGCGAAACTCGACTTGGTGAAAACGTTGATGATATTCACGAGGTTGTGTGGGTTGAGATCGCGTGAAGAAGTCTGGAAGTCTAAGCGATGTGTCGTGGATGGACGATGCCGCGTGCGCATTGCCTGAAAATAAAAAAGTACAGCAATACTTCTTTTCAAAGATAGCAAAAGAAAAATACGAGGCAAAAAATCTTTGCTACACATGTCCTGTACGCAAGCAGTGTCTTAAGTGGGCGCTTGACAATAAGCAGATACACGGAGTGTGGGGTGGAAAAGACGAAGGTGAAATTCGTCGAGCCTTGTCTGTTTCTCACACAGGGCAAGAGGTTCGACGTAAACGTTTTCCAAACTGTCCGCACTGCGGCGCGCGACCAAGCAAGCTTCGAGTTGTTATTGCTGAATCGCCTGAAGGTGGTCGTTGGACAACGATGAAACTTGTTGTTTGTGACGAGTGCGAGTTCTATTGGAGAAGTCGCACTAGCGCCAACGCGGTAAACGCGTACCACGCTGAGCGCGAGGCAAAATCAGAGAAAAAGAAAAAGAAGAAAAAGTAACTACTTAACTGCCCAACAACGGGTGTCATCTGAAAACACGTTTACCTCAGCCGTTGTAAATACATCTAGCATCGTTGCGAGTTCAAGATTTGTAATGTTGCTGTAATACTCCCAACTGCGTATCGGGTTTGTGTCAATCGCGGAGTGCGGTGGTCGTCCTTCACCAGCCATCGTTGCGATAAACATTCCACCATCTACAAGAAGAGAATGCGCATTTAAGATGATCGCCTTCCACGCTGGGGTATGCTCAAACACCTCGGCGCAGACAATTATGTCGTATGGCTCGTTGCTTTTATACGCCACGGCATCAATCACAAGATCAACACCTGGACCGTCTTGAAGATCAATGCCAAAATACGAACCACCTTCAGAAGTCAAACCGTCAAACATTGACTTGATGCTTCCGTTGATGTCAAGACTTCCAATCTCAAGAACACGGTTGCCTGCCATCTTTGCATTTTCAAGAGTACTGCGCTTCTCAAGTGAATACGCAACCCAATCAACTACCGCTCTATGCATGGCACTCCTTGTTTTTCCCACTTTTCAATGAATATTCGTCTATCTTCTCTTACAAGATCTGCAAATCCAGGCGGAGGATCGTTGTTGATTGTTGCCGATATATTTCCGCTACACCGCGTGATACTTGTCATTACCGCACGAAGTTTTTTTGTAAGTCTACACCAGGCAAGAACATCATCATCTCCGTACCACCACTTCATTGACTCGTCAAAGCGCCACTCTTTGGTGAGGTTTTTTGGAATAACCATGCAGAATCCTCCAAGACCACCTGTGCCGTCTGATCGTCCGTTTGCTGTGGTTTCAACGTCTTGGTATATGTCAACAAACTTGCGATAGTCATATGTCGGACAGACAAGACCGATCTGCTTGTCGTACTCAACAAGTGACGCAAGCGTACCTATACAGTTATCGCCAAGCGTAACATCATCGTTTACAAATGCGGCTGAGGTACCGTTTTCTTTGGCGATATCTATTCCGATGTTCCACATCACATGAATACCTACGCCAAGTTCAACCTTTCTAAGTTCTACCTTTTCTTTGTCTTTTAGCAGTGATTCGTACGTCTCGTGGGCCTTATCTCCGTCTGCAATAACGACAATTGTTTCTACCTGGGGATCTTTCTGTAGACGCGATATGACGCCTAACGCGCCGGAGATGTTTGACTTTGTTGGAATTATTGCTGTGATCTTTTCTGGATATGTATTCCGGAGCATCATTGCAAGATTTTCTTGCATACGTTCATTGTTTGGATCTGCGCATATGGCGTTACGCACATGCATGATGGCCTCATGTCTTTGCCCAATGCTCCACGCAGAAATACTGGCGAGGTCGTGTGGAGATGCACCCCACGCGGCGGCATCATTGAGATACGCAAGTGGCTTTTCTTTTATCGCAAGCGCACGCTTGGCCGCTGATAGACAGTTTTCCCACTGCTTCTTTTCATAGTAATAAAATGCAAGATCGTGCCACGGCTCGCGATATTCTGGTGCCTCAGCGCACGCGCGAAGTAGCCATGTCTCTGCTTCATGCTTTTCTAACTTAGCAAGATACCGCATTGACGCGGCTCGTTCTGGCCGCCACTGCGCTGTTGGCAGTGCTAGATGTCGTTTGAACTCGTCTGCCGCTTCTGGCTTTTCATAAAAATACAGTTCTCGTGCGTAATAGTACGCGTTGCGGTCGTCATTTGGACGCTCATCAACCGCGCGCTTGAGAAGAGGTAAGTACTGTCCACGCGACTTTGTTGAGTCAGCGTGGTGGTGAATCTCCATTCCGATCCAGTTCTGTACTTCTTCGTCTGTTGGAGAGATAACCTCGTGGACTGGATGAACCCAGCGGTATCCATGACGAGCGTGGATCTTGTCAGCTCCGTACACCAAGCCTTCCGATCCATCAGCGTTCCAGTTCCACACATACTTGTATCGAGGTCTTGTTGTCCCCTCTGGCATTTTTTCAAGATGATCTCGCCAGCCCTCAACAAGTACTTCGTCCATGTCAAGTGAGATGCACACGTCAATATCAGAAGGTAGCACAGCGAGCGAAGCGTTACGCGCATCATCAAAGCGCCAAGGTTTGATGTTTATAGATACAACATTGATTCCTAGTTCTTTTGCCTTCTCAACTGTTCCATCCGTAGACCCAGTGTCAGCGATAAGAAGATAGTCAGCGTCTTTTGCAGAGTTATACCAAGGTTCGACAAACTTTGCTTCGTTAAGCGCGATGGTATATACCGCGATCTTCATCTTATTCTTTTACGATAAGAGTGTCGATGTATGCTCGCGCGCTGCCGGTGTATCTAAATCTGCCGACATGCGTCAGATCGATGTCGGGATCAAGCCACGTCTTTCCACCAAGTTGCTGCCAATATCGACAAAACGCGTAGTCCTCTGATAAGTACCGTGACCGTGAGTCAATATGTGGATTGAAGAAGTTATACGCAAACTCTTTTTCTTTCTCGTTGAGTCCGCCTGTGTCATCGTCGTACTTGAGCTCTGGATGAGCCTCGATCATCTTTTCAACAGTCTCACGCTTGATCATCATAAATCCAGTGCCAAGATCATATGCTGCAAGTGCTCCGTTAGAGACTTCAACAGAGGTTTGGCCTGGTTGAATCGCGCTAAACGCAAAGCGCGCCGAGTTCTTTGCCGCTTCTTGGATCGGCATTCCGTCTGACACTAGTTCTTCAATCTTTTTCCAGTTGATCTCTTTTACTGGATACGCTGCGGCGATAACTTCTTTGTCGTGCCATAGAAGTTTTAGTACTGACTCTGGAGCAAAACCAATATCTGAGTCAATAAACATAAAGTGCGTGTATACGGGGTCTGCCATAAACTTGGCAAGAAGCATGTTTCTAGATCTAGAGATCAGTGAATCAGCCAATGTACTTATTGTTAGCCGCACGCCGATCTTCTCAAAGTGCAGCATTGTGCGGATCAGTGACATCATAAATGGTTCTGTCACTGAACTGTCGTAGCACGGAACTCCAATAAACAAATTCCAGCTGCTTAAGGTCTCAGCAGGAATAACTATCTGCGTGGTGTTTGGATTTTCATTTTCGGCCATTAACACATTTTATCCTGCAACCAGTATAAAATCTGACATATGCGTAACATCTTCGATGGATCTACTCCGAAGATCGGTAGAAAAGAAATTGAAGAGATACTCGCCATTCAACCTACCTATCTTGGTGGAGCGGTGGTTCAGTATTCTAATGCCGTAGATACGCAAAAAGAAAAGATCATACCGTGGATCGATGAGAATGCACAACGGGCAACTGAGCAGCGCTGGAAATACGATGTTGACGCTGACGGAAATAAGTATGCAATAAACGAAGATGGCAACAAGTTTTCAATGAAGCATCTAGAAGAAGTGCCAGTTCGTGTTCTTGAACCCGTAAATGCCAACACTGAAAATTGGGCGATTGACGTCTTTAATCACTATGAAGATCAGATCTATAAGTGTCTAATCAAGTATATCCACGATTTTCCTCTCGTGCTCGGCACAATCTGGTGGCGTGAACGCGGACATGTTATTCGGTACGCGCCTGGAGACTTTTTAGGTATTCATAATGACAATGACGCAAACTACCGCGCAACTGGCGGACGTAGGTATGTGCCATACGGGCAGTCACAGATGCGACAGGTTGTCGCTGCGCTTGTCTATATAAATGACTGCGCTGATAGTCCAGAGGATCTTAACGGCGAAAACTACCTAGGTGGAGAATTATTCTTTCCATATCTAAACATTGAGGTAAAGCCTAAAGCTGGCGACGTCGTCATCTTTCCTACAAACTACGTGGCAACTCACGGAGTACGCAGGGTCATCGCGGGCAACAGGTATTGCTACCTAGAATTCTTTTCGCAGGGAAGTAGTCACGAAGAGTACAACGTTAGCATCGTAGAACCGCACGAATGCAAAGGCTGGTCACCTGCGCATTGGATTGATAACTTGTATGATGACTACACAAAGTACTGCATAACAGAAGAGTTTGGCAAGACTGAAGATGAGCTAAACAGAAAGCCAAATCCCGTGTTCCAGAATAGAGCACTTGAAGGAGATGAAGGACTAAAGATTCCGTACTACTATGAAAACGGAATCGAGATCAACAAACTCCGCGGAAGAATCGACCCAAAGTATCTTAAATTCGATGAATAGCGAAATGAGAAGAACACCAGAAGAGCACCTTGAGTTTATGAAGGTGCCGGTACTTCCTTCTACCCCTGTAATTGATGATAGCGCAATTATTGAGATATCAAATCTTGAATATGAAGATCTGGGCAACGGACTTATTGTTTTCAAGAATGCGTTTAGTGTAGAAAAGTTTGCGCTTGACCACATTGACGCGCGGGTCGCTGAGGTCGCAAGTGAGCGCTGGAAGTACATCATAGGCGAAGACGGCGTTGAATACGGCATCAACGAAGATGGATTTAGATATCGACTTGAAGATGTGCCAAATGCACCGACAAGATTGCTTGCGCCCGTAGATCAACCGCATACACCGCAAAAGATGGTTGACTACTTTGTTGCGCTTGAGGACGCAATATATAAGTGCTTAATTCGCTATGTTGATATGTTTCCACTCGTCGTTGGAAGTCTGTGGTGGAGAACGCGTGGTCATGTTCTTCGATATGAAGGAAGCGGTATGCTTGGCTGGCACCAAGACAATGACACCAACTACAAAGTTACAGGCGGAGTTCGATACATGCCAAAAGGCATGGTTGCCTCACGGCAGACTGCCGGCGCGCTTGCGTATTTTAATGATTGTGTTGACACTCCGGAAGAGCTCAACGGTGAAAACTTTTGCGGAGGAAGTCTAAAGTTTCCATATATAAATGTTGAGTACAAGCCTAAGAAAGGCGACATTATCTTTTTCCCAACAAACTACATCTGCAGTCATGGAGTTACACAGATGCATGGTGGAACTAGATACGCATACCTAACATTCTTTGGTCAAGGCGGAGAAGACTACGAAGCAAACATTCGTATAGTTGAAAGTTCAGAAAGTCGCGACTGGTGCGCCCCGGTGTGGTTTGACAATATCTACGATGACTACGAACGTTATTGCAAGTCTCAGTACTCGATCTGGTCTAAACCAACAGAAGGTTTAGAACTTGGGTCAAATCCAGTATTTCAGAATAGATGCGTGACGCAGTATGGAACTACTCATACAACTCAATCCGTCCCACAGGTATAAACTTCTGCTGAGGGTTTGAGACAACATCTTTTAGATCGTCTGCTGGTCGATGACTCATTCCACCTATAGGACCATGTCCGTACCACATAAGATATGCATGTCTCTGTCCGTCAGTTACCGGAGACACTTCATGACAGCCAAGATATGAAGATGGGTAGATAACAATTGTTCCAGGTTTTGGCTTTACCGTAATGGCCCACGGACGAAAGTGAAGATCTCCGCCACTAAAGTCATCATTTAGAAACAAACCACATGTCAATATGTTTTGCATTGGAAACGTGTTGATTGGTGTTACTCCATCATCTTCGTACGCAATGTTGCAGTCTGAGTGCGGTCCAATTGACTGGCCATTTTCGTATCTAATTACATAGCCATGCGTGCCCCAGCGGATACACTCGGCTACTACTGGAAAGATGCGCGCATATGCACGAACGCAGTCGTGGATCGCGTCTCGCATCTTTGAGATAAAGTCAACGTCTTCTGCGGCTTGCAATTTGTAGAGATCAGTGAATCGAACAGGTGCTTTACTCACCTCTTCACGATTTAGTTTGTATTGGCCTTCAGTGCGGACGTGCTCTTCGTCGATTATCTGGCCGTAGTTTACATCAACTCCATTGAGCCGTGAAAAGAACCCAGACATATATTCTTTGTCAATGGCAAGCGCGTCTTCAAACTTAACTATTCCGTTGCCCATGTGTGTAACTATCATGTTGAGTGCATGCTTCTTACTAATTGGTAAATATGTGAAGACTTGTCGATACCAATCTTATCGAGGTAGTCTTTTAGGTCTTGTCGTAATGACGGCATATACACGTTGGTGGCTTTTCTCGCCAGGTCAGGTTGCAAAGCTGGATCGACAACATGCTCATTGACAACTGGATTTGCAGTCCCGTGCGCATACCAGCCGAGATAGCTATATCTACTTCCCGACACAACTGGGGTCACCTCATGCGCAGCAATATAGTTAGATGGAAACATCAAGATGTCACCTGTCTGCGGAACATAGTCAATGTCAAGATAGTTGAAGTAGTGATGACCACCGATGAAGTCTTCATTTAAGTACACGACGCAAGAGATTGTGTTTCGTGTTGCAAGTTGATCTACAGGTTCAGGCATTCCATATGCGTAGTCGGCGCTTGTGTCCGAGTGAGGTCCGAGAAACTTACCACCGTGTTCCACAGAGTAACTTACCAGATGTCCTTTTACCTTCCACCAAACATTCTTGTACGCCAAAGGAAACCTAACAAAGTACTTTAGAAGATACTTGTCTTTTGATTCTTCAATAAAATCAAGAAATTCTAAGACATCCTGTCTATCAATTCTATGAATCTGCGAACCGCGACGAGGCATCTCTTCAACCCCCCGCGCGTCAAACACATATCCACTTTTATTTAGGTACGCAGGATTGCCGGTCTCAGGATCAATCGTAGATGTGTACATCTCAGCGCGTTCTGTACTTATCTGTTGTTCAGCGAATTCAACAGCCCATTGAGAGTCAAAAGATACTGCACGGCGGAAAACGATAATACCGCCACCTAGATGTTCTGCGTCCACGTCGTTGTATATCATTCTTTGTTTCTTTCGGCCAGCGCTTCTTCTATTGTTCCAGTGCTGTTATTTATTCTACTCAGAGGAAGTGTAAGAAGCGGGTGATTTACAAGATCATCTCCGTACTTTTTTTCTATGTACTTTGCATAGTCGTCAAACACCTCTGGCATCCAAACCTGGGCAGACTGTATCTTGGTAGATCTATTCATTGGACCGATCCCGCGCTTTTCATCAGGTGATCCATGAGAAAAGTAAGCTATATACGCATATCGAGAATTACCGCTGCACGGTTCTACCCTATGCGTACCCATGTAGTTAGACGGAAACATAATGATGTCACCTGACTTAGGCTTATACTTTATGTTTAAGTACTGAAATGCCAACTCACCGCCTGTGTATTCGTACTTGCCTATTTGATCTTTTATGTCAACAGAGTCATTTAGATACATGATTGCACCAAGCACGTGTCTTGTTGCAACCTGCATATCAGGTGCAGCATTTGGTTGGTAGTTGACGTCATTGTCTGAATGAAGACCCATGTCGCTTCCTGCACGGTACGCAACAACATGCCCCTGAGTTCTCCACCATAGCGAAGGCAGTATCATAGGAAATCTTTCTATATATCTCAGCAAGCACGCGTAGATTGCGTCTTCGCAAGAACTAAAAAATCTATGTTGTTTACTGTTTTCATCGTCTGTGGCAAATCCCATGATGCGATTTACCCTATAGATATCCGCGACATTATAGCGATGACCGGATCTGTTTATTGCGTACAGTTCTTTGCCGTCATCATCCTTGATTACTGTAAAGTCTTCACTGACAGCTTTTTCATGTAGATCCGCAAGATATGGAATCAAAAAATCTTGGTCTATCTTGATAACTCGTCTAAACAGCAAAACTCCGCCGCCAAGATCGACAGGTTCCATCTGTCTACATCTTAACAAAAAACAACAACATCGCCTTCATGCTGTAGTTTTCGTTAGCCCATGCTTCGACTTCTCTGTACGCAAAACCAGCAATAACACCACTACTCTGCGCTTGATCTATTTTTTCGGCAAAGTTCATTTCTATATAATGTTGTTTATTGACACTCACAAACGCAGCGCCGTACTGTTTAAGACAAGGAATAAATGAAAACAGGTGATCGCAGTCAAGATGCCCTGGAGTAAACGTGCCTGTACTTACTAATAGGCCGTAGTTATCTTTAAGACACGGAATACTCTGAGTTACATCAGCTTCGTATAAAGTTGTGTAGTACTTGTTTCCGGTTGTGCTTTCTGCTTGTCTTGCAATCTCCAGCATTGAACTTGATATATCAATGCCGTCAATTACTAGATTAGGCAGCACGTCGCCTATTGCTTTTCCAAGCACGCCAGTCCCACAACCAATATCAAGCACATTCATTGTTTCGTGCTCTTGCACATTTTCTGCTATGAAATCCGCAAGTTTGTCGGGAAGTATGTACCCGGTCTGCGTCACAAAGTCATCATACGCATGCGCCCAATCATTATAGTAGTTGCGCAGATCGTCAGATGTTTCGTATGAATAGACGTCTTGAAGTCCAAAGTCATTGGGATGTTTCATGATTAGTACCTGTGGATAAACTCCGAGAATTCTTCTTCAGAGTCACCAAGGTGTTCGAACTCAATTGTTCCCATCTCTTCAAACTTCTTCCTAAGCCATCCGCCGTTACGATCAAGTAGTCCAAGTTTGCTTACGTTTGGCACGATCTTTGCGGCAAGCATCTTACGGATCCACGCCTGGGCTGGATCTTTAAGAAGATACGGCGCGATATCACGCGTCTTTATTCCCATCTTCTCATAGACCTCTTGCTGAAGCATTCTTTCGCCTAGCTTGACGCTTGCCTCATACGCGAACTGCTGACGTTCCATGATCTCGGTATCGCTCATCTCGGCATATATTTCTTTAAGTGAGATAATGCCAAACGAGATATGACGAGCCTCGTCTGTCATAACATTGCGAAGTAGTTGTTTGAGTAGAGGTTCATTGGTGAGTTCACGGGTGTACGCCATTGACGCAAGTCCTAGTCCTTCAACCATGATCTGCATTCCGAGGTACGTCATGTCCCAACGGCTGTCAGCGATCGTGTCATCTACCAGACTTTGAATATGCCAGTTGAACGGAAGAACTCCATTAAGTTTTTCTTTTCCATATTTAGCAAATACCTCAACGTGGCGCGCCTCATCTACCACTTGCGTTGATGCGTAGAGTTTTCCGTCGTACCACGGGCACGACTGCGTCAACTTTGCAGAGCACATCAACGCGGCTTGTTCGCCGTGTATGAATTGCGAGATCAGCCACCTTCGACTATTTACACCAAACTCGAGCCATTCTTTATCGCCCCACTTTTCTACAGGACTTCCGGCGTATACTGACATCTCTCTGCTTGAGCCAAAGTTGGCATAGTCTTCAACAACTGACTTTTCTACATCAACGTCAATACTCCAGTCAAGTGCGGTCTCACCGTTCCACTGGTTGTTCTTTGCCTTCTCATACAACTTGCGCAATTGTGGTCGCGCGAGTGAATAGTCCCAAGTAAAGATCACATCGGTATCATTTTTTACGACACGATCAACTGCGTCGAAGTCCACTGCAGGTGCGCTTATGATTGGTTCAATATCACCGTAGCTTACTCTGCCGATGAACTCTTTATACGTTTCTTTTGTGACCGTCATAGGCTCATAATATCACTGGAAAGCGTGTATCCATGTATACGATATTTATATGCGTGAATGGAACGATTTGTCACTACTCAACAAACTTGACGATAAGTATCGAACAATTGGAAAAACTGGCGCTGAGGCTGTTGCTACCGCTTGGTGCGATATTGCCGATGGAAAAATTAAGCTAATCCAAGAAGAATTTGATGTTGCAAGAGAGCTTGGGCTTGTTCATGCTATCAACACGTGGAGCAAACATCTTATGATTGAGAACAAAATACACACACGACGCGAAGACTAGTTTGTATCAGGTAATAGCATTTTGATGCTGTCTTTGATAGTTAGATCACTTTCATTGATAAGCGACTCGTCGGCCATAGGCCAATTAGTAAACCTAAATCTCATGACGTGTAGGCCTTCGCGACTTACAATGATCTTTTCAAAGTTACTTGGTATTCTTGATATAGCCTGATTTGCAAGATTTTGACCAGCTATAGCCGCGTCGCTATTGTCAGCGCGATTATCGTCTGCCCTTCGAGTGTGCGGGCCTTTTAGATACGTGTAGACTGGATGTTCATCTGGTCCGTTTACGTCAATCTTTTCAGTTATTGGAAAAGTGACAAAAGGATATGTGTCTTTGATGAACTGACTAATCTGCTCATTGTCGAGCGGCTCCATACCGTAAAACTGATTACACGGGAGACCAACAACACTAAAGTCGTCACCAAACAGATCGTGAAGTTGCTGTAGTTCCCAAAACTGGCGCATTGTTCTAGCGTGAGACCACAGCTTGCTGCACTTTGGTTCGTAGCCAGCCTTTGACACTATATTGGTGAACAGGCAAACCTTGCCTTTAAGTCTGTCAAGTATATCTTCTTCGCCGTCAATAGATTTGATCTTGATGTCATATACTGACACTACTTAACCTTCTCTCCTGTAAGCGCGCATGCTAAAAAATCTCCGATCTTGACAAGACCGTCTATTGTATTTGTCACACTATCGATTGAAAATCTAATTGCAACTACAGTTGTCATAGGTACGTTTACTTGAAACGATGTCTCAAATAGTGTATCTGTTAGATTGTAGGTACTAAACGCTTGAACATTGTTGTCAATTGTTACTTCACCTGTGCCGTCATTACGAAGACCTATCATGTAGCTTTCTTCACCAAACGGTGTATGCACCTTTGCAATAAATGTCTTATCATACGCATTTAGTTTCTTTTCATACTCAGACCATATTGGTCGTGAGTACGCAGTCCAGTCTTGGGTAGGCGCGTTGTTTAGCTGCGCCGGCGAGAAGTTTGCGCTGATCACCACGCGTTCTTCGTCAAGTAAATGCCTACTTGTCATGTGGGTCACAAATGAGTTGAACACGACCAGCGTGCCGGTAGACACTTCAACAATTGTGCTATGCTCAAGTGTGTTGCATGCTGTTGTTGTGAAGATCAGATCCGCGCTACCTTCTTGGGCGTTTGGATAGTAGGCTATTGAGAAAAACTCTTCTGGATGTAGATGTGTGTTTGACTTGTGAGAATGCCAGGCAACTGAGTTACCCTTCTGCAGCGTCAACGTCCAGATCTCTTCGAGGATCATGTCTCTTCCAACGATCTGGCTTACCGCAGTAGTAAGTGTCTCAATTAGTTTCTCTGACTCTGGTCTTCCAAACGGATACCGTTGGTCTTCATAATACGTGTGATGCTTGTTCTGTAGATAGTGCTCGGCGATTGTCCCGTCGTGGGTCCTAATTTCTTCAATGAGCTTTTCGTTGTCTATTCCATCTAGTGCTGTCTTGTAGGCATGCACCGCGATCAGTTGTATTGACTCGACATTATTCATAGTAGAACGTGTTCTTTTCTAGTGCCACAGGCGGGTGATCTTTGTGCCATACGTTTATGACCATAACTTGACGTATTCCACTTTTTGCCGGAGTAGTTCCATGCATAACGTGTCCAGCGTCAAAGATGATTAGACGATTTCCTCGATATGCTATTCTTTCGCGCTCTTCAATTGGAGAAAGAATTGGATCTACGTTTTCACGTTCGATTGCAAGAGGCGTTCCGTCGATCAACTTTGCGTTGTGGATCTCGACAAAACCACCCTCAAGATTATCGAGTCCGTAGTATATCGATCCAATATGCGGGCCGCTAAAGATCTTGCTGTCTTCATACAAAAATGTGTCTTCATCGACGTGTACGTCTAAGAACTGGCCTGGCATATATGTACGCGTCCAATACTCAAAACCAAGAATGTCTTCTTTCTTGCATGGCAAGTTATTCTTCCATATTGACTGAACTACGCGTTTGCGTAGTGTGTTTGCTGGACTTCTCCACCAACCGTCCCAGAACATATACGGTGCAAAACAACTTGACTTTTCGTAATGATACGAGTTGAGTTCGGTCGCGATCCTGTCTCCACCACCCATTGTCTCGGGGAAGAACTTGTCATCATTGAGCACTTCTTTGTATAGCTTTGCTGGAAGACAGTTATCTATTACAATCATTGTCTAGTCCTTCACCACAATCGTTAGTCCGTAAAAGATAGGTATGTGATATACACGACAGTCATCTCGCGACTTGAGAGCCTCATGATACTCCCATACTGGTGTTGCCTGCGTATCATTATGGTACAAGAACACACTGTCAGACGAGTTTTGGATGATCATTACTCCACCTGGAGTAAGACGATCTACATAAAAATCAACTGGGATAAATGGATTTTCCATGTCCTGTGACCAGCCAACGATCATGTCAAATCCCCACGTCTTACCTGGCGGATCGCCTTCGAGTTGCTGCATTGTTACAACTTCGTAATGCATTGGCGTATGTTCGCGCTGGAACATCTCGTAGGTTGCAAGCTTCTTATTGTTTAAGAAGTAAATTGACGAGCCAAAGATATCTTGAAAAGGCTTGAGTCGATATCGATCAAGTCCGCCTGATAACGCAAGTACGTGCTTCTTTGGCGCAATGTCCATAATCATCTGGATAAGCAAGATTGCCATCCACTGTGACTGACCGTACGAGTCAGCAAGATGCGGTCGCGGATAGTGGATAACAAACTCATAGTCGCTCGCGCCACCTGTCGCTATATTTCTACGATCAACGCCTACCGTGTTGAATAGATAGTTTGCGATCTTGACAGACTCGGGTCCATCTTTGCGAGTTGACTCATCAGCAAACTGACGCCAGTCCATAAACCACTTTGTGTAGTCAAATGACCGCTGAGGTTCGTATCGTTTTTCTTCACTCATGCGATCTACCAGCCTCAGTGCACACGTCGCATACTACTTTTTCCTGTCCGCCTAAGACGCGTTCAGTTTGTACGTAGTAGCAACTGCACTTCATGTGTTCAACCTCGTATGCGGCAACCTGGACATCAAACCACGCGCGTCTAAAGTTTCTTGAAAGCACAATACTCTGTTTCTTGATATACTCTTGAGACGCGATATTTGTAGAGATGTCATGCTTATACACGTACCTATCGCGAATTGTATTGATTGCGTCATCAATGGTTGTCTTTTCAAAGTCTTCTCTGGCTATTCCAAGTATGTACATCAAAGAAGCAAGGTTGCATGAACGGTACGCCAGGTCCGCGGCTGGATCATACTTTCTTTTCATTGTCATTTTCTTCCGTCTTAAACATTGCAACACCTTGGCACATACTTACCGGCTTACCGGCGACATAGTAGATTCCTGTACTTGAGTCCCACTCAATGACCTCGTTGTCCCAGTCTGAGACATCTGTAACAGACTCTCCTCGACGGACACTCATGTCAATTTCATCTTTTTCTTCTGGACTATTCATTTACTAACTTTCCAAACGCATAAAACTCTTCGCGCAAACATTCGTATGAGGCGTAAAACGGACTATCAATTCCATACGGATTTGCATTTTCTGGATTGAATGAGTCTAGGTCAATGTCAAGTATTGAGCTAAGTACAGTAAGTGACTTTGCAAGGTACGAGACTGCCTCTTTTTTAGCGCGCTCTTCGTCAAATGCACCTAACTTCATTTTGGCTCCTTCAGCTTTGGCAAACCTGTAAACTCTGGTCCAATTGTATTCCCATCGGCGTCTAGTCCGGTGCGTATTCCTTTTGTCCATGTCCAAGGATTTTCTTGATTATTTTTCATCTTTTGGTCACCGTACTTTTGACGACTGTGCATAAGCTCTGGGTTATCCCAAAGATTTGCAACGTCAAACTCTACACGATCAAGTACATTGCTGTCAAACATTGTAAAGAACATAAACGGCATTCCAGCCTCAAACGTGACTGGTTCATTGATCTTGTTGATCTTCCAGTTCATCTGAAACTCATCTGGCCACCAGCTACTTGGGATTATTGCAGATAAGGCCTCGGCTCCGTCAACAAAGTAGTTTGGCGATCCACCAATCATTGTCTCATAGCCAGGTTCTGTCTTAAATACCCAGCCTGTTGAGAATGAAACCATTCCAATGATTCCGCCGTATGCAAGTTGACGTCCGCCGTAGTCAGCGCCTTCAAGTATCTTTGGGAGTGTATTTCCGCCTTCCCAGAT